GACGAAGCACATGATTGACTTAGCCGAGAAGTACAAACTCAAGATTAAAATATGCTATTTCTGAAAAATCATTGACATTTTAGATTATTTCACATACTTTTGCATGAATAAACAGCAAAGATATGAAGCTTATTGAACAGGAAAACGGTCAAGCATTGGTTCTTTTAAGAAAAATTGAGCGATTAAGACAGAAAAAAAGTGAATTGGAGATAGAAATTCAATTAACTCCCCTATACAGAAAAAGAGATAAGGTTGCAGTCGAAATTGAGCGATGTTTGGAAGAACTTCCAAAAATTTGTACTCATAGTAAAAAAAGCCGGAAAGATGATTATGTCGGTGGAAGTTATTATGACAGAGAGCAGTTTATAAAAATCACGGTTTGTGATATTTGTGGTCAGGAATTAGACAGAGAAGTTACACTTGGTGGATATGGCTGAAAATGATTTTCCACGTGTGCAACAGCCAGTTTTTGTTGTGCGCTGTGAAAGAATCTCGAAGAGATTGGCATATTATGTAAGTTTCCCAATTAACAATCAGTTGGTTGAGAGGATTAAAGCTTTACCGGAAGAAACTCGTAAATGGAGCGGATTGGTTAGGGCATGGGAAATTACTACGCCATCATTATTCGCATTAATTAAACAATACAAAGGTTCGAACAAAATACATTTTGACTTTGGCACTGAAGATAGCCGTAAAGTTTTTATTGCACAAATCAAAAAAATTGAAATTGCTGAAGCAGAAAAACGTAAATTCATTGCTGACTTGAATGTTAAAAAGGAGCATTGGGTACAATATAAAAAAGAACTTGAAGAAAGCTACGTACAATATTCCGATAAGTTACACGCACTGCTTAATGAGGGTATAAAGTTATATCCGCACCAAATTGTGGCAGCTATGTTCATGAATGTCACAAAAAGTACGTTAATTTCACATGAAATGGGATTGGGTAAAGCAGAACCTCTCGACTCTAAATTACTCACATCAAATGGTTGGATTAGAATGGGCGATGTTAAAGTGAATGATTTTGTAATTGGTAGTGATGGTAAGCCGAAAAAGGTTTTGGGCGTATATCCACAAGGAGTTAAAGATATTTACGAGGTTTGTTTTAGTGATGGAACATCGGTAGAATGCTGTGATGAACATCTTTGGAATGTGAATACATATGTTCGTAATTGGCGTAAAAATCCTTTTATGACAAAAACTCTTCGTGAAATTATGGATGGGGGTTTGAAATTTGATAATGGCAATAATAAATGGTATATTCCAATAATAAAGCCTGTTGAATTTGAAGAAAGGGATTTAAAAATCGACCCATATGTATTAGGGTGTTTATTGGGTGATGGCGGTATTACTGTTAGGGATGGTATTGGATTTTCTTCTCTCGATAAAGAAATAATTGATGAAATTGCCATAAGACTCCCAGCTAATCATAATATGGTGATTAATGGAAAATCAGAGAAGGATTATTATTTAACTGCTGACGGGAAAAATAATTACATAAATCAAGCACTAAAATTTTATAATTTGAAGGGATGTGGCTCACATTCTAAATTCATCCCAAATATCTTTAAGTTTGCCTCAATCGAACAAAGATTAGATTTGTTACAAGGCATTTTAGATACAGACGGACATTCACGTAGGGATGGAATTGTTGAATTAACATTAGCATCAAGACAGTTAATTGAAGATGTACAATTTATTGTACAATCATTAGGCGGTATTGGTAGACTTCATGAAAAGTGGATTAAATATAATGGTGAGAAAAGGATGTATTGGAGATTACATATTAAATTACCATCCAATTTTATACCCTTCAAATTAAAAAGAAAAATTGAAACATTTGTTGCACCAACAAAATATCCACCAAATAGAGCGATTTTAGAAATAAAATATGTTGGGAAAAAAGAGGCACAATGTATTTTAATTGATTCTCATGACCATTTATACGCTACTGACCATTGCATATTAACACACAATACCTTATCTTCAATACTTTATGTCGAAATGAATGGTTTTGAAAAGGTTATTGTTATTACACCCAATTCACTAAAGTACAACTATGCCAATGAGGTTGAAAAATTCACAAAAAGCACATATTATGTTGTGAATTCAAAAAAGAATAAATGTGATGTTGAGCATGCAAAATATGTCATAGTGAATTATGACTATTTTAATTCAAGTAATCAACAGAAATTCTTGGCAAAATGGAAAAAGTTAAAAATTGATAGAATCGATGCTGTTATTTGTGACGAATCTCAAAAATTAAAGAACACCAAGGCAAATACATATAAGAATTTTAAAAGAACTTTCAATAAATCAATATTTAATGGTGATAAGATAAGTAAGATTTTCTTATCGGGTACACCTGCACCAAACAGAGCATTTGAGTTATACACAGTTTTAAATCAAATTTCACCTACAGATTTTCCAACAAAAAAGAATTTTTATGAATACTATTGTGGTATGTCGTATGATTATAATGGTGGTTGGGGATACATTACAGATAGTGCAGAACAAAAATTGGAAGAACTTTATCATAAAATTGCGCCATATACTCATAGAAAGAGAAAGTTCGAAGTATTGACTGATTTACCAGATAAAATATATCAGCGATTAATTCTTGAAATGGATGAGCGTGAGTTTGCAGTTTACAATGAAATTGAAGCTGGTGTAGCAAATGAGTTTCTTGAACATCCGACACGTAATCCACTAACAATAATGCTCCGTTTAAGGCAATATACTGCTTCATTGAAGGTTAAACACATTATCGAACTTGTTGAAAACATTCTTGAAACTGGTGAGAAAGTGGTAATAGTTGATTTTTTCAAGGATGCGCTATATCAATTAAAAGAAAAACTTGGTGACGTGGCAGCACTTCATACTGGCGACCAAGGAGATGAGGAAAGAGCAGATATTGTTAAGAAATTCCAAGACCCAAAAAGTGACTTAAAAGTATTTTTAGGTAGTATTCAGACTTGTGGTTATGGATTGACACTTACTGCAGCAAGCAAACTATTCATTATCACTCTACCTTATTCAGTCGGTGACTATGACCAAGTGAGTGACAGGTTGCATCGTATCGGACAAAAGGATGTGGTTAACATATATCCGGCAATATTCCCGGACACTATTGATGACTATGTTTATTCATCAATCGAAAGCAAACGGAAAGAAATTGTCAAAGTTATTGACAATGAAGATTATAAATCAAATGTAACTGAATCGGTATTAACGGAAGTAATACAAAAAATAAAAGAAAAACATAAAAAATAAATCATGGAGTTAAACAAATTAGAAATTTTAGGGGAAATTAAAGCCTTTCTTGAAGGATACAACAATGACTTAAAGTACTTAGTGAATGTGGAAACAGACCCAACAACTAATGTTGCGGAATGTGTTATTCATGAACCGGGTAAAGAACCTAAAATTATTAAAGCAACATACGAACCATTTATGTATATGAAGGATTTGTCGAAGCATAATATTGAATTATATGCTGGCAAGTCAGATACTATGAAAGAAAGTAAAAGGGTTAAATATGGTGTTACAATCACCAAATTAAAAACTGGAAATCAAAAAAGACTTGTCGATGGTTATTGTTATAAGTTAACAAGCCGTTATTCGTATAATTCAATTATGAATTATTTGAAAGATGGCGGTATTGACCCGTATGAAAAAGCTAAAGACAATGAAGACAGGTTCATTAAAGATAAAAAGGGTGATTATGTCTTTTTATATCGTGATTTATTTTACGCTCCAAGGGTTACTGAGCAATTTTTCATATCTAATCGCACAAGGTTGTATAAGGGATATGAAGAATATAAAAATGTTCATAAAGTAACATTTGACATTGAAACAACTGCATTGAGATTTCAAATTGGTAGGGTTTTCTTAATTGGTGTTAGGGATAACAGGGGATTTGAAACAATACTCGAAGCTGAAAAGCTGAACGATGATGAAGCCGAAATCAAGTTAATTCAGGATTTTTTCAATTTAATTGATTATCTGAAACCTGCGGTTATTTCCGGGTATAACTCAGAAATGTTTGACTTTGAGTTCCTTCTTGGCAGGGCAAAGCTTTTGAATATGGATTTGACCAAGATTCCGATGGGTCTTAAAAAAGGAAGTCAAATAAAAAGAAGAGGAAACACTTCTGTTAAATATGGTAACACTGCTGATAAGTATACTGCAACTGAAATGTGGGGATATTCAATCATAGATATTCTACATGCAGCAAAGAAAACTGCAGCAGTTAATACCGAAGTCAAAGCAACTGGTTTGAAATATATTGCAAAACACGAAAAAGTTGCAAAACCAAACAGAACTTACATTAAAGGCGAAGATTTTTCAATTGGTAGGTATTATCATGAAAATAAAATGTTCATGATAAACGATAAGAATGAATATATTCAAGTGCCTGACGAATATCAAGAAGTCACCAAGAAATTACACATACTTCAAGCAAACAAAGATAAGTTTGGTGAAGATGAGTATAAGAGGACAAGAAAAAATTATCTCGATGGGACACCTAATTTCTATGAGTGGTTTAAGAAAGAAGCACTTCCAAATGGCATGACATCATTTATTGGTGGTAAAAGGCTTGTAAAACAATATCTTCTCGATGACCTTTGGGAAACAGAACAGGTTGATGAATTGTACAATCAATCATCATTTATGTTGGCTAAAATTGTTCCCACCACATATCAACGTGTTTGTACTATGGGTACTGCAGCCATATGGAACTTGCTTATGACAGCATGGAGTTATGAAAATGATTTAGCAATTCCGGTGTGCGATAAAACTGAAAGATTTTCAGGTGGCTTGGCAAGATGTTATAAAACCGGATACACAAAGAGAATTATAAAAATTGACTATGCTTCTCTTTATCCTATGATTCAGCTTACAGACAATGTTTTCCCAATCTTCGATATTACGGGTGTTATAAAGAAAATGCTCTTGTATTTAACAACCACTCGTAACATATATAAGAAGCTGGCAAATAGCACTGAATTGAACAAAGAAGAGGTTTCTCTTTTGAGGGAAATCGACCCTGAAACACACGTCAAATACTTAAATAAGGAACTGACGGTTGCCAACATTGCAATGTTTAAAATAAAACAGTTACCTATAAAAATCTTGAACAACTCGTTGTTCGGTGCATTGGGTTCTGCAATATCATTTAACTGGTCAGATAACGTTTGTGCTGCTCGTATTACTTGTACTGGTAGGCTACATTTACGTCATGCAATAACATGGTTTAGTAAATTTGGATGTGTTGCATTACTTGCTGTTACTGACGGTATTAACTTCCACTTCCCAGAAAAAACAAAGATTAGAATCACCAATGAGGGCGTATTTGAGGGTGAAACTGAAGGATTGATTGAGGATATGTGGCAATATGATGGTCAAAAGGGTATTAAAGCACTTATCGCCAAGTATAATAAGGAAGAAATGAAACCACCATTTATGTCAGTGGATGATGATGGCGAATCAATTTCATGCCTTAACCTTTCACGTATTAACTACGCAACACTTTCACTTGCCAAGGATAAGAAAACCGGGGAGATGAAAGAAAAGATTAAGCTGACAGGAAACACAATCAAGTCAAAGATAATGCCCGAATATATTGAAGAATTCATTGATAAGGGTTTGAATATGATTCTTCATGGTCAGGGTAAAGAATTTGTTGACTACTATTATGACTATTGTGACAATATTCGTTATATGCAAATTCCTTTAAAGAAAATTGCAAGTAAGAGTAAAGTTAAGGTGAGTATTAATGCATACATGAAAAGAGGTAACGATAAGAATGGTAGGGAAAAGGGTATGCAAGCACATATGGAATTGCTTAAACGTCAGCGTGAAGAAGTTGCCGAACAGTTGTTCCAAAAACATAAAAATGAACTGGTTATATTGAAATCTGAAGATAGTTTAAAACCGGAAGATAAGGTAAAATTAGTTGCGAATTATATGCCACCTGAACCTGAATTGGATAGTGTTGTTTATTACGTCAATACTGGTACAAAGAAATCACATGGTGATGCAAAAAAAGAAGCCGATGGTACTGTTTTATTACGTTGTAAGCTAATCAGTAATGAAGATTTACAAGAAAATCCAAATATGACTGGTGAATATAACTATGAAAAGTATTTGGATGCTTTTAATAAGAGAGTTGAAACACTTTTGGTTGGCTTTGACCCAGAGATACGTAAGAAAATACTCGTTAAACTTGATAAGGAAGGTAATCTCGTTAAAGGTAGTTTCACATCATATGATTTAGAATTGAGAAACTTCAATGAAGACGATTTTGATAGTTCAATGTATCTTGAAGAATTGGAAGTTGGTTTCTGGAATAAAACCGGATATGACCCAAGATTAGTATGGGATGGTTTTAAAATGTATGATGACGATAAGGTATATTTTGAAATATATGAAAATGCGTTGAATTTCCTTAATGAAAAAATGACTGCAATCAATAAGCCACGTATTAAATCAATCAATTCACAATATGAAAAGGGTGATTTGGTTTTAATTAAAGATGGTAGTTCATATCATGTGGGCGCATTTAATGGTACATTCATTGAAATAGTTAGACCGGATGTACAAGTTCCGAAAAGTGAAATTGAATTAGAGCTTGATAGGAAAAGAGAAGAGCAGGAAAAGAAACTGAAAGAACTTGAAATGTCCGAACTTGTAAGTAAATCAGATAAAGATTTATATTTGGAAGCACAGGCAAAAAAGAGAAGTGCATATTTCGAAACTTTCAAGAAAAAGCATGGCATTCCTGATAAGTTTTCGATGGATGTTTTATTTAAAGAAGTTCCAAAATTGGCTGAAGCATTTGATGATTTTGTTAACGAACAAGAAGGTGCGTTGGAAGCAGAAGCTGACGAGCAATTCGACCCGGAATCGGAATATTTTAATAGCATGAGTGAAGATGGCGATGATGATTAACGCATTGATAAGTATTTATATTAAAATATGCCGACATGAAAATAAAAAAGAAAGAATTGTTTGAGGTTATTGATTCAAACGGTGATTTGATTGGAAAAAATGATGTTCCAGAAACTGGCGCAGATAAAGAAACTCAAGCAAATAATACTACTGATTATAACGTGAAGGTTGGTACGCAGCCTTTTAGATATGACATGCTTGGTCGCTTTGGATTTACCTTGTTGCCATTTTTTGAGGGCAAAGAATATAATAAAGGTCAACAGGAATTTATAAATGACTTAGCTAAGTTAATGTATGACAAATACATGGAAACCTTAGAGTATTATTATCGCAATCCCAATAAATTAAAATCAGATTTCAGAATGCATTCTGAGCATGATTTTGAAAGTCAACCTGAAGATAGGAAAAAAATGGATTTTGAGTGGGCAAGAAAGGTTGCCGATTTAGTTCAGAAACATTTTGAAAAAGCATTTGAAGAACCCAAACAAATTGATGAGGGTGCTGTTGCTGAAGACAAAATGATAGATAAAAAAAATGAGGATGAAATTTCCAATAAAGGCGAAGACAAAGAAGTGCAAAATAAACAAGTTGAAAAGATTGCTGGTTTAATCAATAAAAAATTTGATAAACAAGCAATTGATAAGTTAATAAATTTGTTGGAAAGAGATAATGGCTAATCAGGAATTATACAATAAAACGTATTCTGTGCCCTCTGCCGTGTTAAGTCACATTCAGTCGGTACTTGTATCCACCCCACAGGGAAATGGTGTTAAACGAGCTAAATTTATCGTTAAAAACGGTCATTTAACATACCAAGAACTCAAAAGATTGAAGAACTATTTTGATTACTTTAATCCACAAACACAAAGTAGTGCAGAATATGAACTTGCTGGTGGTAAATTAATGAAAGATTTTGTTGAAAGAACTTTAAATTCAGAAAGAAGTGGCGTTGAAAGGTCAAAACAATTAAGACAGGACATCAACACAAATCCAAATTCAGAATTAAAACCATATCAAACACCGAGATTAACGGAAGCGAAAGAAGATTTAAAAAAAAACGCAGTTGCAGTAATTGTAAATAATGACAATAAGATATTACTATTAAAGCGTGCTGATGAGCCAAAAATGTGGCAACCAAACAAATGGGCACTTGTCGGTGGTGGAATAGAAAAGGGTGAAACACCTGAAAAGGCGTGCAAGAGAGAAATAAAAGAGGAAACTGGTTTGGAAGTTGAAAAGTTGGTCGATGCATTCACAATACAAAGACATAAAGACAGCATTGAGCACTTATTTGCTTGTAGATACGATGGTGAACCGACTGATGTGACATTAAATGGTGAGAATACAAAATATGGATGGTTTGGTGCAGAAGAAATTAAATTTTTGGATACTGTTCCACATTTAATGGAGTATATTGTGCTCACATTTAAAAATTACGATGAGTAGGTATTTATAAAAAATAATATTTAAATTAAAACACAAAACAATGAGTAGATTAGAAGATGTTAGCTTACCGTTCAGGAAAAAAGCAATCGCCAGAAACGACTACGATGAAAACGATAAATATGAAGTTGGACATCCCGATGCGTTATCAACTGGTGATGAAAACGGTAAAGGTGAAATGAATGGTCAGGTTGGTGGTGCAACAGATATCAAAACCAGAGAGAAATCAATGGCAAGAAACAAATTCAATAGAAACAGAGAATATAACGATGCCACAGCATAATGCAATTTGAGAACAAAATATTACGTGAAGGTATTAGGTTGTTTCGTACACTTTTAAATGAAGGTGTGGGAGAGCAACCTATTATTGATGCTATTCAAAAGCATGAATACCTTTATATTTACTATACTGGCGATGATTCCAATAAGATGGGATATCGCACAATAAGACCATATGTTCTTGGTACATCAAAAGCAGGTAATCTTGTTTTAAGGGCATGGCAGGACAATCCAAAAAATAGCTCTGATTTTGAGAACAGACCGACACGTAGAGACAGTTTTCAACATGATTATTGGACTGATGAACAGGGCGCAAAACCCGGTTGGAGAATGTTTCGTGTCGATAAGATATCAAAAGTCTATCCAACAGGAAAAAGGTTTCATGATGAAAACAATTTGGTAATGATACCAACTGGATATCATGAAGGTGGTGATGCGGACATGAGTGGTATTGTTGCTTATGTTTCAACAAAAAAAGAACCTGATTTCGACTATAAATACGATAAGGAATTCCGTGGTCAGGAAGTGCCAAGGGGTGATATGCGCAGACAAAAATGGGACAGCATTAGACGTGGTAATAAGGCAAAGAGAAAAATTACAGCAGATGATGTCAAAAAATTGCGTGATATTGCAAGTAATGTGTATAAGAAAAATCGTGGTAATTTGTTGGTTGTAATTGACGATAAAAATAATTTCCAGTTGATTGATATAAAAGATAAAGACAGAGAAAGAATTCCAGATACTGCAATTGTTGGTAGTTTGCCTAACTTGTATGATACACTTGTAAAAGGAACTGCACCTGCCGATGACAGATTCTTTAAAGACACTTTAAATAAAACACAGGGTGAATTAAATAAAAGTGTTGTAAAAGAGACAGAATTACCGACAATTCCGTTTGAAAGAAAGACTTTTTTCAAACAATAGAGTATTTATTATAAAAATTAATAAAATTTTATAAAATGGCAGAAAAACCTAATTTAAATAAGCTCAAAGACGAAATTAATACTCGTAAAAAGCAAAGAAACATGACACCTTCTTCTTTGGGTGAAAATGTTGGTGCTGGTGTTGCACCAAGAGATGTTTTCTTAAACGGCTTACTTGAAGCGTATCGTTCAGGCAGAGAAACTGCGTCAACAAATTTAGTTAAAACTGTTGACATTAAGGTGGCTGAAAAGAAAGGCGAAACACCGAAAATGAACGCTCCACGTACAGTGCCAAGACAAGCACCACAGCATCCACAAGCTATTAATGAAATAGCTGAAGTTGACATGATGCCTGAAAGAGATGACCAGATGTATCGTGATTTTCAATCTAAAAATCAGACATTGGCTGAATCAATGCAGCAATATATAAATGCTCCAACAGTTGGTGCACCGATGAGAAATCAACCCCCACAGGGATATGCACAACAACCAGTCCAGATTAATGAAACGTTTATTAATGAAAATATTAAAAAAGCGGTGAATGGCTATCTTGCAGAAAGCTTAGAACCAATAATTCAAGAAGCTTTTAGAGATACTATCATTGAAATGTATGCGGTGGAAAGGATAAAAGAAGTACTGCATGAGAATAAAGAAATGATAAAAGGGTTGGTGATTGAAGTAATCAAAGAAATTCAAGCAAGAAACAAACAAGCTAAAGGGTAATAAGAATTACCCTTTTTTTATTCCATTTTTATTGTTAAGTTTGTATTTATGAATATACTATAAATTCAGATGGCAAATTACAAACTTTATGAATATTTTGGTGATGCCAGTGGTAATGATGATTTCCTTTCAGATATTGGTAATACTGAAGAAGTAAGATATGGAATGTGGGCATGGACACCTTATGGTGTCAGTGATGGTACTGGCGTAGTCAATGAAAATGTTTTTACAAAATCAGATTCATTACAATGGCATATTCCAAATAATATGGAATATGCCGGAAAAATGGCAAACGCTGCTGCAGGAAAACTTAACATTCGTATTGGTAAATATCTTGGTAAGGGCGCAAATGGAATTGCATATGAAATTGATAATGAAAGAATATTTAAGCTAACAACCGATGTTGGTGAAGCAGATGCTGCATCAAAATTAATCAGGGCAAAGCCTCAATATCTTGCAAAAGTATTTGGTTTATATAAAATTGTTGATACTGAAAACGAAAAACAATTATCAGCATTTGCAATAATTCAAGAAAATATTCAAGATAAACCCAAATCAAGATTTTCTGAACTTGAAAACATTATTAATATAATTAAACCAAATGGTAACGAATTTCATGAAATTTTATTTATTTTAATTAAACCCAATAAGTTTAATCAAGAATTTATTGTTGATGCAGCAAATAAAATTTTAACTGGCAACCCAGAAGCCAACATATCAGAACAAGTTAGGAAAGAGGCGTATAACTATCTCATGGGATTACTCAATATCAGAAATGAATTAATTCAATTTGGAATTAAATCAACCGATTATGTTGAAAAAGGAAATCTTGGATATAAAGATGGTGTGTTAAAATATTTTGATTATGGTGGTTATTTTGGTGTCACAGAACCTAACATTGGAAATAATGTAATTTATCTGCCTGAAGATGGGACTTCAAAATTTTCAACAGATAATGCATTGGGTCAAGATGAATTCCCCGTATATAATCAGAACGATACTTCGCCATTGACGGATAATAATATTCCAACAACAAATGAGGATTTGGAATATCATCATGCAAGCGATGCAACTAAGGACGAATTTGTTGTTGATGAGGGAAGAAAAAAAGCGTGGATGCCGGGGGCACAAGCAGTTGCAGTAAAAAAGAAATGTCAATTAGGTGGTTTGGGTAATACCAGTGCTGCATGTAATCAGGGCGATATTCGTAATTTGGAATTAAGCAAAATAGTTGAAGACGTTATATATAATTTTGTTAATGAAAACGAAATATTTTCTGGTAAAGCATATCGTGTTGAATCTTATTTAATGATTGGTGGTAAAACTGCTGGTGATGTTGTTAGATATGAGAGAGATGAATTAGAAAATGTTGATGATTTTGCGCATATTACTGATGAAAAATTGGCTGAACTTGACAAATATCCTGCAAGAAATATTATTTGGGTTACGAAGACATTTGAAGATGCAAAAAGGTATTCAAACGAGCCTGATTTTTCTGATATTAGCGAGTTTGATTTAACTGGTGAGGTTATTGCAGAGGATGGCGATGGTGGATATCTGGTTTTCACCAAAAGAAATTCATTAAATGAAGAACGTGTTTCATTCAATAAAGATTTTTGGGGTTGGATTTCACCGGATGATAGGTTGATACAAGTGCCAAAATTGAAACATGCTGGCTATATTCTAACGCAATATAAAAACGAACCGTATGGATGGGACATCGAGAGAGTTTTTAATAAAGCGTTAGAAGATGGCTGGGTTAGAGTAACTTATGAATATTATTCACAACAATTTCGTGGAGATTTAAATATCAATGGCTTCACTAAAGAAAGGGTTGTGGGGGTATTTAAAAAATTTTTTGCAGATATGGTGAAATATGGATATTATACCATATATTTGGAATGGGAAAATCCCGCAAAAGAACATTTAAGATTTAATACCCGTGATACTGAAGGCAAAATGAAACTTATGGATTATATTAGTGAAGAAATTGATGCAAAGGAAGCGTTTACCGATAAAGGTGCTTTAAAAACATTGTTGAATGGTAAACGTGATGTTGCTTTTATTGAAATGACAAAAGGTAATATGGGTAAAATCCAAAAGTAT